CACGGATTGATCTTCCTTGGAGAATTGCTCCATGTATCAGACTCCGCCCACGTGAAAGTATCAATCAGCACTGGTCGCTCAAGGTATTTGCCTAACGAAGCAGCATAATCTTCATGCTCATCAAAAGACGATTCAAGCGGTTGTGAGACATCTACATGTTCTCCTTGGGCTTCATCAGTGAAGACAAAATTTTCTTCCTGATGATCGACAACTTGCGCTGTCTCCGATAAATCGGGGGTACCTTCCACTGCACCACTTTGCAGTATAGTATTCCAATTCCTAAAAGGAGCACTGGCTGAAATACACCAATTGCTCTCAGTACAAATATTTTTTGAAATAGAATCTCATTTTAAAAGGTGGGGAATGAGACAGTTCACCCACCAGTTTTTACGTCACTAGTGTCCAACTACACTATCCCTAAATAGGGACTTCGGGGATCGCCCGCGTGGGAATACAATTATGCAGCAATACAAGAAATATATAAACGCAAAGTAAGATCATGCAAGATCACACATAAAAGGCGCAAATGTTTTGGGATTACCCCCGGGTGTTAGCGCACACCCTACACCTCGAGCCCGCATCAGCATGCGCCTCGAGCAACTCCTCGTACGTTGGAAAGGTACTTTTTTGAACAAAGTTCTTAAGCCCGCTTTTTGTAACAATACGATTCATTTTGATGACATTATCATCGAACACATCAATACCGTATTGGAAAAATTCACCAATAGCTGAACGGATTGATTGCATGGCCTGCTCTTCAGAGCAGACTGATCGACTTGCAACACATGAAGTGAGCATTTTCTCGATGGAGTCCCACTCCAACGGACAAGCAATGCGTCCCTCAGTGGGAACGAATCGACGCTTCAAAAAAGATGCCTCGGAAATATGAATGTAAGGTACGGATTCAGATTCCTTGTCAGCCATTGTGTAGACAACGTCATACTTGGCCAATTGACGAGAAATCGTAGTATGATTAAACCAAGGAGTGCATTCAGACACACCAAAGATATTATCATCGCCATAAGTCATTAGAGCCACATGCTCTTTGAAGGATGAGACATCATGTAATGGATTCAACTCCATATAGATATACCTCAAATACAGTGAGTTGACAATGCAATTCACAATGACTGTCAATGCATGGCCAGACGGGTTGGATCCGAAGAATTCCACAAAGTCACCCTGTACATCTGTAAGGGGATAAGCTACATCGTGTGCAATACACAAGATAGCAAGTAGATCCTCTTCAGATCTTCCAGCAGCACGCAAAACGCGAATGATCACATCAAAAGCGGCCAGAATGAACAAAGGCGACATACGCTTATCAAACTTCGCATAGTCACCAGCCACAATACGATCTTCACCAAATTTTGTGATGTGATTGTAAAGGTGTTCCCATTCACAACTGTTGCAATTCAAGCCAGGGGCTCCTTCAAAGATCGTGTGATTCAATTGAAATATGCGCACAAAAGATAGTAACTGTTGTCGCATAACAAATTGCCACGCAGCTGGACCACCCATGAAGCCACGAGTTTTCTTGATCCTGATCTTTTCTTGAGATACAGGTTCATCTTTCAAACTCATAACGAAAACAGGCATATACCGCTCACCGCGAGAATAAACATCACGGATTAAACGAATCTCTTC